CTTGGTGAAGTCCACCTCCTCGCGGCTGATCTCGCCGGCGCGGCCGAACGGCTGGACGTAGAGCTGGTCGAGGCGGCCTAGAGGCACGTGCAGCGACTTGTACAGGAGCTTGAGGAAGAACTCGACCTCCTCCATGACGCCCCAGTTGGCGGCGCCGTCGAGGGTCTCGATCTGGGTCCCGCGGCCGCCCTCGCGGCGCGACAGCCAGAAGTCCTCGAGCATCGTCATGTGCTTCCGCTCGTCCTTCATCGCCCCTGTCATCGGGTCGAAGACGAGCTTGTTCTTGTACTTCGTCATCATGTCGTTGACGTACTGCTCCGCCTTGTGCTTGGGCAGGTCGCCGACGTCGATGTAGAAGACTCGCCGCTGGGGCGCGCGGACCAGGCGGTAGATCACCGCGCTGTCGCTCACCGTGCGGAACATGTTGAACGGGCGGATCGCGTCGTGGAGGTAGCCGTAGACGATCTTGCCGGACTCGTCGAGAATGCCGCTCGTCACGTGGGCGATCGAGTCCTTGGCGATCTTGATGCCCGTGTCGTTGGCGCCGACGCCGGCCGCCTGCTGGGTCGCGGACTGCTTCGTGTCGAAGCCGCGCTCGGCGTAGATGAAGTACTCGGCCCTGGTCTTCTGGACGGTGATCGACTGCCCGCCGGACACCGGCATGCGCTTGGTGTCGACCTCCTTGACCTTCTTCATCTTGCGGGGGTCGAGCCAGCGCATCTCCACGATGCCGTTCTGGAGGGCCGCCCGGTCGATGATGCAGTGGTAGTAGAGGCGGCCGTCGACGTACCAGGTGCGGAAGATGTCGTACGCCTTGGTCTTGAACTCCAGGAGGCGGAGGACCTCCTGGAACTCCGCCTTGATGGCGGCCTTCACGTTGTCGGAGAGGGGGACCGCGTTGAGGTCCAGGTCGATGATCGGCGTCTCCTTCTGGACGACGATCGCCTCGTTGACGATGTGGTCGATGGCCTGCCTGATCTCGGGGGCCAGCGCCATGGTGCGGTACTTCGTGACGAGCTCAGCCTCGGTGCGGGCGGAGCCGTCGAGGTCGAGGTACGTACCGTACGAGCCGCCGACGGGGCCGTGCTGTACGATCGTCGCGCCGTCGTCGTTCTGGGGAGGGGCGAAGGACTCGTGGTCCTGTGGCGCCCGCTTGATTTGCCAGCCGAATAGGTTCATGCGACTATTTACCCCGCGGCTGGCGTATAGGCTAGGAAGCCCCCGTTAGGGGGCTCCTTGAGATTAGCGGCCGTTGCCGTTGAAGGAAGTCTCGCCGCCAGCGTCGAAGATCGGTGCGATCGGGGACGGGCCGGCGTTGCCCTGCTCGCCGTCGGGCTGGATCGCGGTCCAGAGGTCGTACGCGAAGGTCACGCGGAACTCCTGGATGGTGTTCACCTGACCCCAGTCGAGCTGCATGGGCTCGACTTCCTTCGGCCAGAGGCCCTCGAAGTTGTACGCGGCGATCGGGTTGCCGGCCTTCGAGAAGGCGGTCACGGTCGCGACGGACTTGTAGCCGCCACCGAGCTGGGGGTTGTTGCTGGCGAGACCGTTATACGCCGCAGCCGTCTGCCAGTTGGCGACGTGCATGTTGATCTCGTTCGACCACGCCTCAAGCGCGCGGCGGATGGCGTAGTCCTCGTCGTTGAGGACGGTGATCTCCCAGTCGGGGAAGATGCGGTCGCCGTTGAACTTGACCGGGCGGCCGAAGTAGTGGACGTCCACGGACTCCATGGGCGCGTTCGGGATGGAGCCGGCCTTGATCAGGAACGACATCCTGCGGTTGTCGGGACCGGCGACGAAGGTCGGGAGCTGGAGGTCGACCTGGAAGTTGGACGGGCGGGCACCACCGAAAAGGAGGCCGTTCGCCTTGAAGTCGTGAATGTTAAACGCCACCTGATGGTTCCCCTGGTTGACGGAATTGTTCTGCGGTTATTTATGCGCGGTTATTTAGCATCACACCATGAACGCGACGGCCAGCCCCTTGTCGATCAACTCCTGGTTGATGAGGCGGTCGCCGACGTAGACCTTGGCGAGGAGGCGGCCGTACTTGTCGCCCTCGTCCTTGATGGTCACGATGCGGATGGTGTTCTTGCCGGTCGGCAGGTTGTCGATGAGGTACTGCTTCGCCTCGTTCGCCTTGGCGCGGACGGCTGGGTCCTTGTCGTGGAGCTCCGGCGTGTTGACGCCGTAGAGGCGGAGGCGCTGCTCGTTGAAGACGCGGATGCCCTGGTCGACGAGCAGGTCGACGGTGTCCCCGTCGATGACCTTGATGAGCGTTGCCTGGTACTCGTACATGGTGTCTCCTCACGAAAAAGGCCCGGGCGTGAACCCGGGCCAAGTTTGTAGAAAGCCGTCGGCCTTTGTTAGCCGAACTTGCCCACAACTTCGTTGAACTGGACGTCCGTGCCGACGGCGACGAAGTTCAGGGTGATGAAGTTGATGGCGCGCGCGGGCTTCAGGTAGATGTCGCCCACGAACTCGTTGCGGTCGATGACCGAGCCCGGGTTGTTGGTGCTGTCGCAGACAACCAGGAAGTCCGTGAGGCCGCGGCGAGCCTTGACGTCACGGAGGAACGGGATCACCATGTTGCGGAACTGCGCTCGGGTGAACTCGTCGTTGAACTCGAAGAGGCTGTACTTCGCAGCGGTGCTGATGGCCTTCTCGAGGACGATGAAGAGGCGGCGGACGTTGATGCGGTCGAAGGCGGACGGCTTCGCGAGAAGCGTCTTGTCTCCGTACAGCACCGTGCCCTGGCCCGTGAAGGTCACGACCGGGTTGACGCCGCTCTTGTAGAGCACGTCGCGCTCGGACTTCTTCGGGTTGTACGCCAGGCGGACGAGGTTCTTGACCTGGCCGCGGTTGAAGCCGGCGGGGCTCCACCACGCGTCGCGGTCAGCCTCGGTGCGGGCGGCGAGACCGGCCATGTCGCCGCAGAGCGGGACGTAGCGGTACACGTCGTTGTAGCGGTCGTACATGTACTTGTAGCCGCTGTCGAGGAACGCGTAGCTCGAGGAGCGCAGCGTGTTGCGGTGGGCGACGATGTCAACCGCCTCGTTGCCGACGTTGTTCACCACTGCCTGCTTGCGCGGGGAGGCGAACACAACGCAGTCCTTGCGGTTCTCTGCGATGTTGTCGATGAGGTAGTTGGTCAGCTGGCCGTCGAGCGAGCCGCCGCGCGGCTTGCCGGTGATGACCAGTCCGACGTCCACGTCCTCGGCGTTCTGGAACAGGTCCCAGGCAGCGGCGAGGGTGCCGATGGACACGTTGGCCTCGTCAGCGCCGTCCTGGCCAGCCTGGAGCGAGATGTTCAGGATGGAGGTCGTCGTCGCGGACGCGATCGCGGTGGCGTTCGCGGACGGGGCGTTGGCGCGGTCGTGGGCCCACCAGACGAACTCGGACTGCTGGTTGATGACCGTCTTGTAGTAGTTGGTCTCGTTGTCGGCCGTGCGGGCGTCGGTCACGCGCGAGAGGTTCGTGAAGACCTCGAGCACGGTGCCGGGCACGCCGGTGAACTTGCCGAGGTTGTCGACGACCACGACGTGCAGCTCGTCGTTCGCGGCAGAGTTGCCCTGCTCGGCGACGTAGTTGGACTGGCCGGGGGCCAGGTCCACGAGCTCCCAGAACTCCCAGTACTTGTTGACCGAGGTGTTGGTCGTGAAGTCCGTGGAGAGGCGGTAGTCGTTCTCGAAGGAGATCGTCAGCGTCGCGTTGCCGGACGTGGAGTTGCCCAGGACGTCCGTCGAGGAGTCGAAGTCGATGTTCGTGACCTTGAGGGTCTGCCTGCCGATGGACGTGTTGCCGACCTCGATGAGGTCAGTCACGGTCAGCTGGCTGGCCAGGGTCGTGGCCGCGGTCTGGGCGGCGGCGTTGGAGCCAGCGAGGATCGTGATCGTGGCGGCGTTGGAGCCGACGTTGATCGCGAGGGACGCGCCGGTGCCGAGGGACGCCAGGTTGATCGAGGTCGCGAACTGGTTGGCGGTGTCGCAGACGGAGACGCGGAGCGAGTTGCCGAGCGCGCCCGGGTACTTCGCGACGTACAGGACGTTCGCGTCGAAGCTCTTGAGGTCGTAGTCGTCCTCGTTCTTCACCGTCTGGGCGTAGACGTTGGTGACGGCGCCGGTGTTGGCGATGGCCGAGACGGCTGCGTTCGCGCCCGCGGCTGCGGCCGTGTTGGCTGCGCGGGAAACCTGCAGCGCCCCGGAGTAGCCCAGGAACGATGCGGCTGCGAGCCAGCCCTCAGCGTTGAACGAGGTGGGCGTGCCGAGACGCTTCGCGAGGGTGGCCTCGGAGTCGACAAGAATGGTCTTGCCGACGGGACCCCAGCGGAAGACGCCCGCGTACGCACCCACCGCGACGTCCACGGCAGGGACGACCGTGGTCAGGTCGAACTCGCGTACCTGGACGCCAGGTGAAACTTGAAATGCCATTGGAGACGGCTCCCTTTATTTTATGTGGCCTTCCTCTGCCAGTATTTATTGCGGGGGCTATCTCTAATCGGTGTCCCTGGAGTCGACCATGAAGCTCTTCCTGAAGAGCTGCTCCATCTCCTGGACGTCGCGGCCTCCCCGGGCGACGTCCTTCTCGAACATCGTGTTGACCCTGGCCACGTGGGCGTCGGCCCGGTTGACTGGGGTCATGTTGATGGCCTCGACCTCCTCCTCAGACCCGTCCGAGTAGCCGAAGGGGGCGATGGTGTTCCAGGCCCGTTCCTCGTTGAGCTCGTGGATGCGGGCGCGGAGGTTGACGTCCGTTGTGTCGCGGATGTAGCCCTGGTCGACGAGCCAGGCGAACATGACCAGGCACATGACCAGGTCGTCGTTGCCGGACTCGGCCTCGTAGCTTCGGCCCTTGACGGCGAAGCGGCACAGCTCGTTGTAGATCGCC